CGTCAAACGGACGCTGCCCATCTAAGGAGTCGTAGTCTCCTTGGTCTACGCGGAGTTGAACCGCGTGAATTCGCTGCTGTAGAGTCATTGTCTTTACCTTTTGGCTATGGGTTGATGGTTAGTTAGATACAGCATTGCGTGCAGTGACCAATCGGACGTACCAATACTTTCTATCAGTGTCTGCATTATGGATTGCGAGATTGTTTACTCCCAATACAGGATGGTTATAGTTAATCCAGTGGTGGTAGTTTGCACAGGCCGCGTCCCATTTTGCTTCGATTTCTTCAAGTGTCATTGTCTTTCTCCAAAAAGATGGGCACATCCATGTGCCCGAATTGGTTGGTTGGTTTACTTGATGAGTTTAGATTGTTTTGCTTCCAGACTCCTGTACTCTGCTTTTGCCGCAGGGTCATTCGCCACAGCGTGTTCGATCACTCCACGTATTAACCTGAGATGGTCCAACTCATACTGAGTAGGGGTTTCCAGCTTTTGAAATGCCACCATACGCGGGTAAATTGCCCGAACATCCTGTTCGAAGATTGTCCGCTCCGTGCGAGCGGTTGTTTTCTTAGCGTCCCCGGACAAACTCTTTTCGAACTGATTTTGCCAGTAGATGCGCAGAGTGCGAATCAGCGTCTCCAATTCACGCTTAGAGTACTTTTTCCCTTTTGAGTTAGCAAAGGGTGATATAGCCGTTCCCTTGCTGTCTTTGGTTTTGGCCAGCCAAGCTTCCAAACCATCAAACTTTGTTTCCAAATACCCTAAGCACACACGGTCGAATTCCGGCCGGAACGTTTTTACGTTCACACTATCCACACCATGCTTTTTCATGCCAGCAAACCATTTCGTACGCGATAGGTTAGCTGCTATACCGTCACCTATGGCAGTGACGCCGTTAGCTACAAGGGTGCGAGAAAAAGCTTTAACAACAGCATTTAAATTACTCATACATATAACTCCAAACAAGGTGGCAAGATTGCCGTATCGAAACTTGTGCTTCGATGGTTACCATTATACATGGATAAACATGTTTGGCTATGCTGTTTTCCCAAACTTGTATATATATCTTTCTAATTGCGTAAGTAACTTACGCACTGTGCCCCAATTCTAGGCATACGCGCTAGCATGACCCCCACCCTACCCCCACCCCCCACTTACAGGAAGGGGACTCCGCCTGCCCTTATATATACTAGTCCGCATAAATCACGAGGTATTCTAGGAAAACTAAGCCCCCCCTTCTTTTTATAGGCTTCCAGACGCAGACCCCACCCCCCTCTATATAGGAAACACCCCCTTACGAAGATAAACCAAAACCCCAAAAAATTTTTTGTAAAATTTGGATTCCACACATATACACACTTCTCCACACATACACACACTTCTTGCCCTTGCACGCTGCCCTCACCACCTCCTATACTACGCCGAACAGCCTAACGGCTTGCGCAAAGGTAAGTACCATAATGGCAATAGCCCTTACTCCCGAGTTTGGCATCGAGATACCAGAAAACTACTCCTACATGGACCTAAAGGAACGTGTGGAAGCTGCGTGTCGTACTATAAATGCGCTAGAAGCCCACGGCTTAGAAGTCGAAGTTGGCGACTTAGATGACATAGACAACGATATGGCTGCCACGCTTGTTACTTCCTACGCAAAAGACGTTGAGCGTACCTCAAAAGAACTATCCCATTCCCGTACAGCAACACTTACCCCCGCAGTCCTTGTCCAAACCCACGCCATACTTACAGAATTTGGTCAACTTGTAGCTACACACGCCGCCCAAATCCGCAACACAGTGACTAATAAGCTCATACTGGAGACCGAGAACCCAGAGGCAAGGATACGCATACGCGCCTTAGAGCTTTTGGGCAAAATGACTGAGGTTGGGCTATTCACAGACCGCAAAGAAATTACGGTAACCCACCAGAGTGCCGACGAACTACGTGCAAAACTTAGGGCGAAGCTAGAAACGCTCAAGAAAAACGCGGATGGGGTGTACGAACTCGGGGATAACGAAGAAGAAACCGTGGCATACGAGGGATAAAGAGCAAAATGCCGCCCCAATCTCGCCAAACGAGCCTAATAGTGCCCCCACCACCTCCCGAATTCACAACGGGGGAGATAGAGCTACTCCTACAAAACCTAAACTCCTACACTAACGAGGAGCAGGCAGAAATTTACAAGCTTGTAGAGGAACTGGAGGCCCGAAAGAAAGCGGAAGCGTGCCATAAAGACCTGATTGCCTTTTGCTGCGCCATGCAAGCTGACTATAAAGTGGGCAAACACCACAGAGTACTGGCTAACCTGTTAATGGAGATAGAACGAGGTAAAAGTTACGACAGTCTGGGGGAAGAGGGGTTGGAAGTGGGCAAGGACAGGATATGTGTGAACATGCCCCCACGTCACGGTAAGTCTCAGCTTATCTCTATCTACTTCCCGGCGTGGTTCTTAGGGCGTAACCCAGACAAGAAAGTACTGATGGTGTCCCATACGACCGATCTAGCGGTGGACTTTGGACGTAAGGTGCGCAACTTGATTTCAACCCCAGAGTACCAAGCTATATTCCCCAACGTACGGTTAGCCCAAGACAGTAAAAGTGCGGGTAGGTGGAATACTAATGCGGGAGGGGAATACTTTGCATGTGGGGTAGGTTCAGCCTTGGCCGGTCGTGGTGCCCACTTGTTATTGGTGGACGACCCACACAACGAACAGGACATCATCAGCGGGAACTTGGATGTTTTTGATAAAGCCTACGAGTGGTTCACGTTCGGGGCTCGTACCCGTTTAATGCCCGGGGGACGCGTGGCTATCGTACAAACACGATGGCACTTGGACGACCTGACTGGGCGAGTCGTACGGGATATGGCCCAGAACGAGCGAGCGGATAAGTATGAGGTAGTGGAGTTCCCCGCGATACTGGAGATAAAGAACGAGGCAACGGGGGAGGTAGTCGAGAAGGCGCTGTGGCCTGAGTTCTTTAGCTTGGATGTCCTGTACCGCACCAAAGCGTCAATGCCTACGTTCCAGTGGAACGCACAGTTCCAGCAAAATCCTACCGCAGAAGAAGCGGCAATAGTTAAACGCGAGTGGTGGAAGGAATGGCCCCACGAAGAGCCGCCCAAGTGTACGTATATTATTATGACGCTCGACGCAGCGGCGGAAAAGAATAACAGGGCCGACTACACGGCACTAACAACGTGGGGCGTTTTCTTTAACACGGAGGAGAACTGCTATTGCATCATCCTGCTGAATGCGATTAAAAAACGGATAGAGTTTCCTGAGCTAAAGGAGCTGGCGTGGGCGGAGTATAAAGAGTGGAAGCCGGATGCGTTTATAGTAGAGAAGAAGAGTAGTGGCACGCCGCTGTACCAAGAGATGCGCAGGGCGGGGTTAATGGTGCAAGAGTATACACCCCATAGGGGGTCAGGGGATAAAACCGCGCGGTTAAATTCAGTTGCTGATATAGTACGCTCAGGTCTTGTGTATGTACCACAAACACGTTGGGCAGAAGAACTCGTAGAAGAAGTAGCGGGGTTTCCTTTTATGTCTCACGACGACTTGGTGGACACGACCATAATGGCGTTGATGCGTTTTAGACAGGGTGGGTTTATTTCCTTACCGACCGACGAAAAGAACGCAGAATCATTATATAGGCGAAGGGGTGGGTACTACTAATGGCTATCGAGAAAAGTTTGTATGGTATGCCCGAAGGGTTAGACGAAGAGTTGGCGGGCATGGGCGCTATGGGCGCTATGGGCGGTATGGGTGAACCCGACGCAACAATCGAGATGGCTATTGCTACCGATGAGAATACGCCAGTTGTGGTAGAGCTTGAGGACGGGGGCGTTGAGGTTAGCTTTGGCGAGGAAGTCGAAGACATTGACGCCGCTCCATTTGATGCAAACCTAGCGGACTACTTAGACGACAAGCAACTACAAGAAATTTCCAACGAGCTGTCTGGGTTTGTAGAAACGGATATGGAAGCCCGTAGCGATTGGGCTGATAGCTATGTGCGGGGGCTTGACGTAGTAGGCTTCCAATACGAAGAACGCACCGAACCTTGGGAAAACGCCTGCGGTGTGTACTCAACTGTGCTGGCAGAAGCGGTTATTCGCTTCCAAGCCGAAGCCATGAGCGAGACTTTTCCTGCGGCTGGCCCTGTCAAAACTAAAATTCTGGGGGAATCCACACAAGAGAAAGAAGATGCCGCCTTGCGAGTTAAGACGGACATGAATTATGAGCTAACTGAAATCATGGTGGAGTACCGTCCAGAACACGAACGCTTGCTCTATAGCCTTGGATTAGCCGGTTCAGCCTTCAAAAAGGTGTATTTTGACCCTAGTTTGGGGCGTCAAGTAGCCCTGTATATCCCTGCTGAAGATGTAATTGTTCCTTACGGAGCCTCTAATTTAGAGACTGCGGAGCGTGTTACTCACATAATGCGTAAAACAAAAAATGAGTTGGTGAAGCTACAGGCTGCTGGGTTCTATCGCGACATAGAGTTAAGTGATCCAGTATCGTTTTTCTCAGATATTGAGGAAGCAAAGGCCCAACAATCGGGAGTCTCGTTAACGTCAGATGACCGCTACACTCTTTTAGAAATACACGCTGATTTGATTATTGACGGTGTGGACGGAGCGGAAGACGAGGACGATAGTGAAGACCTACAGGTTGCAAAGCCTTACGTAGTCACGCTGGAGAAAGGCTCGGGCAAAGTGCTGGCAATACGCCGCAACTGGAACCCTGACGATCCTTTGACACTAAAGCGTCAACATTTTGTTCACTACGTATATGTCCCCGGATTTGGTTTCTACGGACTCGGACTTATCCATATTATCGGGGGTTACGCGAGAGCGGGCACTTCTATTATGCGTCAACTTGTTGACGCTGGAACGCTGTCTAATCTTCCCGGTGGCCTCAAAACTAGAGGGTTACGAGTTAAGGGCGACGACACACCCATTGGTCCCGGTGAGTTTCGTGACGTAGACGTGCCGTCTGGCAGCATCCGCGACAATATTATGCCGATGCCGTACAAGGAGCCGAGCCAAACGCTGCTCGCCCTGTTGAAGCAAATTACAGAAGAAGGCCGCCGTTTAGGGGCTATCTCCGATATGAACATATCCGACATGAGTGCTAATGCTCCTGTGGGAACCACACTTGCCCTTTTAGAACGCACCCTTAAGCCAATGGCGGCGGTGCAATCTAGGATTCACTATGCAATGAAACAGGAGTTTAAGCTCCTGAGAAAGATCATTGCGGAGTACGCGCCAGAAGAATACACGTATGTGCCTGACCGTGGTGAACCTCGCGCTCGTAGGGCCGACTACGCTATGGTGGAAGTAATTCCCGTCAGCGATCCCAATAGCAGCACGATGGCACAACGAGTTGTGCAGTATCAAACCGTGTTGCAGATGGCACAGGGTGCCCCACAAATCTACGACCTCCCGCAACTTCATCGCCAAATGATTGAGGTCTTGGGGATTAAAAACGCCGACAAGCTTGTACCAACGAAGGACGACATGAAACCCGCTGACCCAGTTAGTGAGAACATGAACGCGCTAGTGGGTAAACCGATAAAAGCTTTTATATATCAAGACCATGCGGCGCACATTGCTACTCACCAAGCGTTTATGGAAGACCCTTCTATTATGGGTTTTATTGGGCAGAACCCAGCGGCACAACAGATTATGGGGGCATTAACTGCTCACATGGCTGAGCACGTAGCCTTTAGTTACCGTCAGCAAATGGAAGAGAAGATGGGCGTCCCGCTGAACAACCCGAACGAAGAGCTGCCAAAAGAATTCGAGGTGCAATTGGCTCGTTTATTGGCAGAGGCAGGGCAGCAACTTACGCAAGAAAACCAAGCCAAAGCAGCAGAAGCCGCCGCTCAACAGAAGATGCAAGACCCCATCGTGCAGATGCAGCAACAAGAATTGCAGCTTAAAGCCGCTGAGCAGCAGAGAAAAGCCCAAAAAGACCAAGCAGATGCAGCTCTTAGCGCCGCCAGACTACAGTTGGATGCGCAAAAAGCCGAGCGAACCGCTGCTTTGGAGGCGAGTCGCATAGCTTCCCAAACCGATCAAGCCCAAGCTAGGAACGATCTGGACGAAGCTAAGGCGATATTGGATATGGTTAAGGTCGATCAAGTACAGAAGTAACAACAACCACAGGAGTTAGAACCCTATGAAAACTGCAAGTCGTAACCCCGAGAATATACATGGTGGACAGTATTGCTCTATGGAAGACGTGACAAAAGAAATGCTTAGGGCGATGTATTGCCTTAGTCACGATTCAGCAGTGGAGGAGCCTAACGAAGCAATGAAGTCCTCCCAAGCAGCATTAAACCTAGCAAACGCGCTTGCTGTCTTAGTTCGTATACGGGAGTAACACATCATGGCTAAAACCGTCTTTGACGTGCTAATCGACAAACTTACGGAGCATAAACGCTCCAGCGAAGAATTCTTGAACTCAGGCGGGGCTAAAGACTTTGCCGGGTACAGAGAAGTGTGTGGCGTTATTCGGGGTCTAGACGCTGCATTACGAGAAGCAACCGACCTTTCGCGCAACTATATGGAAGACGAAAATGAATGAGACCATTACGATAAGCGGGGTGGGAGCAGTCGCTTCCGTGTCCCCAGCAGTAACTGTGCTAGAAGAAAAGAGGAAACAAAAAATTGCCGAAGAAACTATGACCCAAGAGGAGTTAGAAGCCTCAATTCCAAAACCGGTGGGCTACAAGGTGCTTATTGCCCTCCCTAACGTTGAGGAAACTTTTGGAGATAGCGCTCTTTTGAAGGCCAACTCAACAGTCAGAGAAGAGTACATTCTGTCTACTGTGGGTGTCGTGCTAGATATGGGTGCAGGAGCTTATGGTGATAAAGAACGATTCCCTACTGGGCCTTGGTGCAAAGTAGGCGATTACGTAATGTTTCGTGCCAATACTGGTACACGCTTTAAAGTTGGAAAGCAGGAATATCGACTAATGAATGACGACTCCATTGAAGCAGTTGTTGACGATCCGCGAACCGTTTTGCGTGCATAAGGAATAAACCATGCCTAGACAACAAGTAGAGTTTGAATTTCCAGACCCCGATAAAGAAGTGCCCTTAGAAATAGAAGGTGCTGTTGGTCGGGAAACCATAAAGCCTGCTAACGATAAAGATGCTAGTAAAGCGGGGGAGTTAGAAATTGAGATAGAGGATGATACACCGCCTAAAGATAGAGGGCGTAAAGCGTCTGAACCTCCGCAAGATGTAACTGACGAGGAGTTAGAAAACTACTCCGAAAAAGTTAAAAACAGAATTAAGCATTTTAATAAGGGCTACCACGACGAGCGTAGGGCCAAAGAAACTGCCTTACGCGAGCGAGAAGCCTTAGAAACGTATACCAAACAGTTAATTGAAGAAAATAAAAACCTTAAAGGCAAAACGGACGAAAGTCACAACGCTCTACTTCAGTCTGCAAAAAAGCAAGTAGAAGGCGAGCTTGCTATGGCTAGAAGGCAATATAAAGAAGCATACGAAGCAGGCGAGTCAGAGGCTGTTTTAGAAGCTCAAACGGCGTTAAACGCTGCGCAAATTCGTATAGATAAAGTAAATAATTTAAAACCACGCGTTGTGGAGCGCGCAGAAACTCCTTTACAATCAAATAGTAGTCCTGTACAACCGCAATTAAATGCACCTCGACCGCAAAACCCGCGCGATGAGAAAGCTGAAACATGGCGTGAAGACAATTCATGGTTTGGCGCAGATGACGAAATGACTGCGTTTGCGCTAGGATTGCATAACAAGTTAACGAAAACCGGAGTTAATCCGCAATCAGACGAATACTACGAGAAAATTAATGCTCGTATGCGACAAGTATTTCCCGATCAGTTTGACGACGGGGTAGAAGACGAACCGGCTAGTACTCGAAGAAAATCTAGCAATGTGGTTGCTCCCGCAACGCGGAGCGCAGCGCCTAAAAAGATTAGGCTAACGCAATCACAAGTAGCTATCGCAAAAAGACTTGGAGTATCACTGGCTGATTACGCAAAACAAGCTGTTGAATTATCGAGGAAACAATAATGGCTCAAAATAGACTGGATAGAGATCTGGAAGTCCGTGACCGGACTGCCCGTAAAGCTTCTTGGAAACCTCCTACTGTGTTGCCGGAACCGATTCCTGAAGCCGGTTACAGTCATCATTGGGTGCGTATTTCAACTAATGGTCAAAGTGACGCCACTAATATTTCCTCAAAGTTACGCGAAGGCTGGGAACCTGTACGTGCAGACACTCAACCGCACATGTTTGCTGATTCTGTGGTAGACCCACGGTTTAAAGACAATGTGATTATCGGTGGATTGATGCTATGTAAAGCCCCAGTAGAACTTGTGGAGGAACGGAATGCGTATTATAAGCAACAAGCTGATTCGCAAATTCGTTCTGTGGACAACAATCTAATGCGCGAAAATGATCCGAGGATGCCCCTGTTTAATAACAGAAAAACCACGGTGACTTTTGGCAAAGGTTAATAACTAGGAGTTAAAAATGGCTTATCCAACAGTCAGTGCTCCCTACGGCTTTAAGCCAATTAATCGTATCGACGGTATGCCTTACGCTGGTGCTACTCGCCTTATTCCTATTGCGAGTTCATACAACACGGCTATCTTCAACGGTGACTTGGTTCAAGTTGTAACGGGCGGCACATGTGAAAAGTTCACGGGTACTACTACTGGTGGTACTGTGGGCGTTTTTATTGGTGTTCAATACATCAATTCCCTGAGTCAATTTACACCGGCTCAGTACTACCCCGGCACTAGCGTTACTAGTGCTGTTGCTATTGTTGTTGACGACCCGATGGCTGCTTTTAAAGTTGTCTCAACTGATGGTTCTAGTGTTGTTGCCGCAGCAGCTCGTGCTGTTGTAGGGTCCAACTTGTCTGTAATTCAAGGTACGGGCAACACTACCACTGGTGATTCTGGTCAATCAATCCTTGGCTCCTCTACAGCTACTACTGCTGCGTTGCCAATCCGAGTAATTGATGTAGTCACCGAAACTAAAACCGCTACTGATTCTTTTGTTGAGCTTGTTGTTAAGCTGAACACGCATCAGTACAACAATACAACCGGCGTATAAGGAGGCTGACTAATGGCTATTTCAAGAGCGCAACTCCTTAAGGAGCTATTACCGGGGCTAAATGCCCTGTTTGGTCTCGAATACGCTAAGTATGGTGACGAGACTATTGCAATCTTCGAGACCGAATCTTCGGATCGTTCGTTTGAAGAAGAAACCAAATTGTCCGGTTTTAGTGCCGCACCTGTTAAGGGTGAAGGTTCTGCAATCGAATATGACAATGCGCAAGAAGCGTGGACTGCTCGTTATACACACGAGACAATTGCAATGGGCTTTTCGTTAACTGAAGAAGCAATCGAAGATAACCTCTACGATTCATTGTCTTCACGTTACACGAAGGCTCTTGCCCGTGCGATGGCGTACACTAAGCAAGTTAAGGGTGCTAGCGTCCTGAACAATGCGTTCAGTGGTTCTGGCGTAACTTACGGCGATGGCAAGACTTTGTGTGCGACTGACCACCCACTTGTTTCTGGTGGTACTAACTCAAACCGTCCTACTGTTGGCACTGACCTTAACGAAACTTCATTAGAAGCGGCTGTTATTCAGATTGCTGCGTGGACGGATGAGCGCGGTCTGCTTATCGCTGCTAAGCCTAAGAAACTTATTATCCCACCCGCGCTGCAATTCGTTGCTACTCGCCTGTTGGATACTGAGCTTCGTGTAGGCACGGCTGATAACGACATCAATGCAATCAGAAATAACAGTTCAGTCCCCGGTGGT